CGGCTGACGAAACCTGCACCCGTCCATAAATGGACTTTGCAGACGTCAAGTCGCTAAGGTGGGAGTCTTACAGGTAGGAACGATTTTGGGGCCCAGAAACTATGAAGTTTCTGTTTAACTAAAGTTTAATTGTAACTTAGTACCCTGTACCGGATTAACCTCCACAGCAGCCACCATACTGTTGTAACAGTACAGTGGGAACCTTTACGATTGAACCTTGAAACTATATCCCTGGGCATCATGAATGTTAGTATTGAAGAAACCGTGAGGTTTCATACCAGTCACTCAGGACGGGAGACCGTTGCATCTAAGGTATTTAGCCTTAGCCTGAAACAGACCTCCAAGGGGGTATCAACCTTACTACCATTTATGCTGTCCATATCTAGTGTTAACCAGAAATGGATTAGCTATGGAGCAAGATCGATCCGCGAGGACCTTACCTGGCTCTGTCTAGACAGTGTTCGAATACTGAAGTATCTCATACTGAGCTAGAAGAGTAGGGAGCGAATACTATCTCCGGTCCGCTGAAAAGCGCACAACCGAAGTTTTTGTATCCGTGCCCAAACATAACTTAGAGTGCGATCCACTCCGGGGGGAAACCCCCGAAGCGACGTATAGCTGCTAACGTTTCCTCGTTTGCCAGTTTCATACTCAGTGAAGGGAAGTCCCTAATAAGGATGAAGTACCGACGAACTGCATTGTTACTTGGTCTTTCGACGAAGCACTTTTGCGGAATACGAGCGCTATAGGGATTACGATCACTGGATTCCTAAGGGCTTTGCCTATGGAACCGAGAGATCCATCCATCGCTTTACTCACCATGCAAAAAGTATTTAACCTTTTGACGGCGGTAAAGTCAAGATATGTTTCGGTTGCAAAAATGATACCGCTTTCGGATAATATCCGAATGAGATTATACGACCCTTTGGCTTTTAACATTGTGTTAAGCCAAGGGCGTGTAACTCACCTTGCTTGGAGAATAAGACTCACTAGTCAATTCCTAGACTTTGTTCTGAAGTATGCTGCTGCGCGAGGTTCTGCAGCCACTGTAAAGTGGTTGAAGGCCTGCTTAGTAGCAATACAGAAAGAACTTGGTCAGGATAGACTAGAGCACCTCACTACGCTGACTCCGGGTCTGGCGTATAGTAAATTGACGAATGGACTGCCTCGTATCATTCCTGCCTCTGATAGAGGGAGAATGAGACGGGGAGATGTTAGCACGATTCGATTCTGAACAGGTTTATTTAACCTGTACCGGGTATTAAAAATACCGGGTGAATTGAAACTTGCTACCATCACAGCTCCATTCAGTGGTATTCCAGAAAAACTGGAATACTACATATCTAAGGTTACGGGTGAAAACCCATACCTATTTTTCTCACTTTTGCCCGATTGGGAAAAAGTGTTAGAAAAAGATTTGGTTCCTAAACAGTTCGTTTTATCTCGATCGGCAAGCCCATCGAATAAACACGGAGCTGTAGGAATCTTATCAGATATTTATTTACTGAATACGCAGAAACCGGAATTATGGCAGGAAGTACTGTACTACCTACATTCGGTTGGTACTAAAGTATCCTCTCCTTACCTGCGACAACTAGATCATGGTTGGAAGTTGATCAAGAGACTCAAAGATTACGATGGAGTGATTATGACTGGTGTAAAAACCGGTAATAAGATCTCACAAAGTGATCATTTGATGCTCAAAGATTCGCTTCGAACTTATGGTCTTGGCCCTGGACTGGGACTTTCTCAATTTGCTCTTAAAGAGGAAGCAGCCGGAAAAATCCGACTGTTTGCTCTTATGGATAGCATTACGCAATCCACTCTGGCGCCTCTTCATGAGGCATTGTTCGCATTGTTACGGGTAATCCCGAACGATGGAACCTTCAACCAGGAAGAGTCAATTAGAAGATCTCAGTTTAAGGCTTCGCAAGCAGGGAAAGCATACTCGTTTGACCTGACTGCAGCTACAGACCGTCTTCCGGCAACATTGACCGCCCAGATTATTGAATGTATATTCAATAAACCTGGTATGGGTGAATGTTGGTACAACCTTATGGTTGATCGTCCATTTGGGTTTAATCCGCGAGTAGCGGAGAAACTCAAATTGGATCCGAATACGGAATATAGATATGCAGTAGGACAACCGATGGGTGGTCTTTCCTCGTGGGCAGGGTTAGCAATAACTCACCACTGGATAGTCCAAATGGCGGCATTTCGTGCAACGGGTTCGTACTCCTGGAATACTCAATACGAGATTCTCGGAGATGATATAGTGATATTTGATCAGCTTATAGCTGACCAATACCTAATCATCATGGCCGAGTTGGGGTGTGAAATCAATTTGAGTAAATCAATTGTTTCCCACTCCCGACCGGTATTCGAATTCGCTAAACGAACATGTTGGGGTCCGCATATAGTATCAGGTATATCGATCGCTCAGGTTCGGGCTGGTTGGAGAGTATCAGGTAGAGTTGCTAATGTTTTAAACTTTAGTAATTCTGGCCTTATAACTCGTCCTTCCTTGCTCGCAATCACCTTAGCGCGTTATGCTTTCTCTAATGGAAAACCTTCTTCTTTAGCTACTGTTAACAGTAGTTGGAGAAGTAAGAAATATTTCGCATTAGGAATACTGTCACTTCTAGGGACATTGTACCAGAATGGTACTCTGCCGCTTAGAGTGTTAATGACAGCCTTAGTCAATCCTCATTATGAGGATGCTGACTTTAGTGGCGAGGCTATTGGCCTCCCACAACGGGCTTCATTAAATGCAGCATTCAGCATGTTAAAAGATGCTACGACCGCAAACCAGATTTCCTTTAGTAAACAAGAAGTAAGAGATGAAGTGTACGAAGAGTACGCTTCAGAACTAGCAACAGTAATGTTGCAGTCTGCCCTTAAAAAGGCTCAATTACTTCTTGGAAATTCCGAACTGTTAGTACAGCAGTTTTCAGAAAGGACATATTATAAGGGGATTTACTCCGATATAACAGGTCCTGGATACGTTGTTAAAGATATTAACGACTATCCATCTGATTACCGTCTGTTACTGATCCAGATTGAGAATTTCACTAATTGGACTCTTGGTTTAGAGTTTGCCAAGGAAGATCCTGAATGGCTACACGATACAATTTATGACCTTGCTTATAAGCAAGCTAAATATAATCATGTAACATTCGAGGAAGCTAGCCGATGGCTGGAGAGAGTGGAAGCGTTAGAATACAAACTAACGCTGCAGGAAGCAGCGAAACCCGGGAAAACAATTCTCGAGTCCGCTCCTATCCTGTCTGCGATTAGAAATATGTCTGGTTTAAAACCGACATATCTAAAACCTATCCACTATTCCTCAGCGTATCGGTTAGATACCAAAGCCTAACTCCGCGTAGCAGTGGGTACTGATGACCGGGACTGGGTTACAGTCCCTCCTATATTCTAACTGAAAACCCTAAACGGTGAAATTCCGTGAAAGGTTAGAAAGATTATAGCTGTAGACTGAGCAGAGTGCTTCAGCCTCTTAGCCGAATTAGGTAACGACCCTTAGGGGACGAACCAAAATTCGGATCAGATTTACAGTATATCTTCGTTAGGTTAGGATTTGGGAGTGGTTACATTATTATAATGTAACCCCTCCTGGTCATCGGGGTCTTATTTCCAAGTGAGTGTGGTTCACTAACGAACCCTAGCATATTTGACTTACAATGTCAGATATGACTTCAGGTCCATAAAAGAGGTAAC